TAACCATTTGATAAATATTAAATTAATTTTACCCCGCCTTGTTATGGGGCATGGTTGGGGCAAACTCGCTTAGCTGTGTATTTAACAGCGTTACCTGTGCATTATTATTTTCTGACATCCATTTTCCGTACACCTGAAACACCATTTGCGCATCGGCATGCCCCATCTGGTTTGCTATGAATGCAGGATTAGCACCAGCTGTTAGCGACCAGCAGGCATAAGTATGTCTCGACTGATATGATTTTCGGTGGCGGAGTCCTGCACGTTTTATTGCTGCGTCCCACATCTGTCTTATTGAGTCAACAGTAAAATGGTCACCATAATTTTTTACTCTCGCTGACACTTCAGGTTGAAAAACAAAGGTGCATTTTTGTTTTTCTGTTCTGCCATACTCTCTGAGGTGAACATCAATGATATGCTCTTTGCTCAGTCTCGTTAGTGTCATCTGATTCTGGAGGGCCTCGATTGCTGGCTTAATAAGGTGAATTACACGATTAGTCCCCGCCTGTGTTTTTGGTACCGTAAAATGGTCTTTTGCTAAATTTCTCCTGATCATCATTGTTCCATTTTTCAGATCTATGTCCTCCCATCCAAGTGCACACAACTCACCAGGGCGAACGCCAGTATAAACAGAAACACACCACAAATTTTTGGCTTGCTGATTTCTGCACGCATCTATAAGGCGGATAAATTCCTCCCGCGAAAGAGGATCTGGAATGGTTCTTGATTCCTTTAATGGCGATATCCCCTTAAACGGATTATCTGCCAGGTAGCTGTTATCAACACCAAACTGGAACACGGCGTTAAGATTTGTCATGTAATTATTTACGGTAACAGCCGATCTCCCGGGTTGTGTAACAATATAGTTACTTTTGGGGATCTGGTATCCAGTCAGTAACTCTTTACGAACCTCCAGTAATTTTTCTTTATTAATCGATGAGGCAAGATTTTTTTCACCGATTATGCTCAGGATATTTTTGATGACGGCACGGTATGTATTGAGTGAACTTCTGGCAACTTCGGCCTCTTTTAGAGCCAGAAATTTTTCGGCCAGTTCACCTATTGTCAAATTTTGTCTGGCTTCCCCAAATTTTCCCAGATTGTGGGAGTAGGGGAACTGTTTTGCGTAGTCAAAAATCCCCGTTTTTATTGCGTAACAAACAGAAGCGCGTAGTTCACCAGCGATGCGTCTGTTTTTTACTGTGTCAGGGACACCGAGGTTTTCCCTGACTCTTACGCCTTTATAAACAAACCAGATGCGTAATGTCCCCCCGTGGTTTTCTACGCCTGTCGGATATTTCATGCCAGCTTTCTCTCGTTGATTAGTGTTGTTTTGGATTAAGCAAGGTGACGTCTTGGCCTTGCCGATGCCTGACGCTCGATCCAGCGATCAATTTCTTCCAGATTGTAAAAACATGGGCTGTTATCCCACGGCATGCCGTCATGAGCGACATGTTTATACTCCCTCCCTTCCATAAATGATTTTTCCCTGGCTTTTTTCAGTGTTCCTTTTTTTATTCCTTTCAGCGCAATTAACTGCTCTTCAGATACCCATTTGCCGGGAGAGACAATCATGATTACTTCACTCATCGCTTTTTATCTCTTACATCAGATGAGCGCCGGTTGCAGAATACCAGTCACAACCGGCGACGGTTGAACATTAAAAATCAGCCTGATTCGGGATCAGTTTTTGCCAGATTGCTGAAACTTGTTTTGCCTGGTGACGTGCATCATCAAGTGCATTGTGGGGTACGCCTTCGAATGGAATAGCCATTCTGACATCAAAGCCAATGGCATTACCCAGTTCAACGATTGTGCGTACATCGCGATCGTTGTAGTAACGCCACGGGCAGGGGATCCCCTGCCGTTCGTATGAACGGCGCAAAATCGTGTTGTCGAAGTTGGCTCCATTTCCCCAGACCTGAACAAAAAATTCACCGGAGTTTTCGTCGATAAATTCCCGCAATTGTAACAGTGCATCATCTAACGGGATTTCATCGGTCATAATGGCAGATTGCGCTTCGCGTGATTGCTTAAGCCACCATTTAATGGTGTCCCGATCAATGACCCCGCCAGCAGTTTCCAGATCGATAGTCTTACTAAATTCCGGTCCCATATCTCCGGTTTGCGGATCGAAAAATATTGCACCTATTGAGATGATCGGGGCATCAGGATTTTTTCCCATGGTTTCAAGGTCGATCATTAGATGGTCACACGTCCTGCTGGTGGATGTGATTTCTTGATGACCGTTCACCTTAATTGAGTGATCTGCCGTCTCGCCAGTTTCATTATCGCTATCGTGATGCTGATTGCCGCCAGTGTTCTCCTTGTGTGGATGTTCAGCGCCTTCCATTTCCTCCGGATCATCTTCCTGAACTTCAACCTGATACTCTTCATCGAATGTTTCCTGGTATGTTGCGTCGCCCATCACCGCACCACAATCAGGGCAGTTGCCGCCGCCGGTCTGACCGCAGGCGGTGCAGACTTTTTCCACTTCCTGTTGCGCCACTGGTTCAGGCTGTTTCGTTTCTGGCTCGTTTTGTAACGCATTTGGGCTGTTTTGTTCCGCTTTTTGGTAGTTCCGTTCCGATTCATGCTGGTTCTGGTTCACAGAATCGCGGGTCTGGATCCCCTTAACCCATTTCGGATCATTCGGGTCACTAATCCCTTCAACAAATTCACCACGTGATGCAGCAAGCAACTTATCAGCGTCAGGCTGGCTGATATTGGCTGCCTGCATAATTTTGTTTACTTCTTCAGCGGTAACTTTTATCGGCTCTGGTTGTTCTGAATCTTCAGCGGTATCTACATTTTGCGGTAAGCCCGTGTATGTGCCATTTTTTCGGGCAAAATATTCTTCTTTTGTGATTTCAGTGGCGCCAGCAGCCAGTGCCTTATCCAGACCAGAAAGTTTGTTTGCGCGACCGTATTTTTCTCCGTCCTTATCTGCGAAGAGGAAATAGAACGGCCCCTCACGCTCTACAGATGGTTCGACTTCCACTTTGCATTCGGTTTTTTCGTTGTCCGGAATTGCCGTTTCCACTGCATCAGTTTCTGGTACTGGCGACGAGAGAGTATCAGTTGCGCTCTGATTTCTTCCTTCATCTCCAAACACGCCCTTTGTAGTCAGGTATTCAGTAATGTATTTGTTCAGTGCCACAGGGTCTTTGTGAATGTCGATCGGACGTTCACGGACAAGGCCAAAAATAGTCTGGCGGTCGTAGCGAAGGGCATCAGGCTGTTTGCGCATTGATGCCGAGATACGCTTCCAGTCTTCGCGGTCGTTGTCGATAACTTCATTTTTTGCCCAGCGATGGATGCTGCCGTCAATGTTTCCGGCATCCACATCACCAGGCCAGAGAGCGTAGGCCAGTTCGTCATCCAGTGTTTTCCATGTCTGCTTGTATTCGCGATGAATGGCAGCAATGACCGGGCTGATTTTTCCTGTTGAATTTTCAGTGTGTTGTTGATTGGTTCTGGCGCGGGCGAGATCAACAACAGACGTGTATTTTCCGGTTTCCTTGCGTTCACCTTCGCGACGTTTTTTCCAGATGCGCATCTCTGCCTGAATTTCGGGCCATTTGGCACCAGGCTTACATTTATGCTTAACCCACCCGATGGCATGCAGCTTAAGTTCCGGATACATGGCGTTAACTTCTGGCATTTTCATCAACGCTTCAACGATATGTCCGTCGAATGTTGCCATGTCTTCCTGCAACAATTCCTGTGCGCTAATAACCATATCAACGGTGATGTTTTCACATGTGTCGAACTTAACCATGACAGCGTTCTGTACTTCAGGGGCCAGCTTGTCAAAAGTGACGTTCATCGGATCTGATTCAGTCTCAACCGGGACAAAGGAAGCAGACTCCTCATCCCAGCGGTTTTCCTGCATATATTCAGCATCCCAGGAATCGAGGGCAGGGCGGGGTATGCCGGGTTTATCCTCACAGACAATAAATTTATAAGCGCAGTCCTGAGCTGCAGGGAATTGCTCCAGAAATTGCCAATGAAATTTTGCGCGTGCGCGACGCTCATCACCGGCTTCAATGGCAGTGGCCACCGCAACAGCGCTATCTTCTTTTATGGCCTGTTCATCAGGAATAGCAGCGCAAATAAAGACCTTACTCATTTTGTTTTAACCTCATTACAGATTTCAGGGTGAACGAATCCCTGCCATTGCTGGCATTTTTAATCCGTTGGTATGGTGTTAATATGGCTGGCTGGTTATCCAGCCGGTATTTCGTTATTCAGGTTCAGCGATACTTTTTTTAACGGGAGGCATTCACCGGGGATTTTTTGTTCGTCCCTTACCTGAATGCAGGATGACTTACTGTCATAAATTCCGGTAATCACATTTTGTGGCTCACCCGTTATAAGAAAAACGGTCATCACCAGTGCAAATGCTGAAGTCACTGCTGTTCTCCGATAATACCAAGTTCAAGAAGGGCAATTCTGGAAAGTATGGAATTATCATTGAGAAGATAAGGTTCATATTTTCTCATCTTAATGGCATCTTCCGTAAACTCCCGGTTACTGAGCAGAACGCCAATATCAAAACAACCTTCAGACGTATTAACGTTTGGTAATAACGTTTCCATTATCGCGTCCTCAACAATGAATTTTGTGATGCGGTGCCTGGTGCCTCCAGGTGACGTTAACCAGTTAACAATTAACGCCGGAATACAGAAGGATGCCCGTTACGCCCCGTAAAAGACCACTTTACGGTTTTAACTGTTCCGCGTGCGCATAGCCGCATTCACCGCATCACAAAATTCACTTTAAAAAGGGTGGCAGAGCAGTCACGGAGTAGAACTGATGCCACCAAATACTACACATGGGTATTGTGGCGGGGCTGTCACTTAAGCGTATGGTCAACCTGACGACCCGGTGCATTTTCTGGAGCAATGGAGGAAGCCCCAGCCATACTTACCGCCGCGCCATTTCGCGGATTGCCACAACCGGAAGCGCATGATCGAATTACATTTAACGACGACCTGTACAGAGAGACTAACTTCGCCGTGCGCTTTCGTGTTATGCCCTGACTTTTCAGGGAAATATCCTTTCAGCAAACTGTCAGTGCCGGATTCTTATCCGTGTCCGGCGCACGACCACACGTGACAGCGTGTTGGTCTCCATCATTAACCCGGAACCTCTATGGAGGATAATATGCAAGTTGATATTATTAGCCCTGTAATGATCCATATGCTTGCGCACATCAGGCTCTTCTGGCACTAATCAACGCCGGAAAAATTGAAAATTCCGCGATGTGCTTTGAAGAGTTGAAACAACTTGTGCGCTTGTATGAATATATTAAAAAACAATCACAAGATACGGCGTAATATTTAAAATACTTTCTGTTATATGGGGCTGCTATAATGCTGGCCCATATTTCTAACCCCTCTATAAGAAAAACATATTATTATGGCAATTTCTTCGGTAGCTCTTCAGAAAGCTGAGTTGTTTTAATTATGGTTTTTAAATAATCATCGCTTTCACATTTGAGTGATTCTATGGCAATCCAGATGTGGGCTTCGGTGCCTGCATTTGGTTCCAGTTGCTGTAGACGTTTTGCATCTTCCAGTAGTAAGGCGATAACGTGTTTCAGCTTCTCATCATTCGCTTGATTCTTGTTTTCAGGCGAATTTTGTCCGCCGAATGGCCACTTTTCTTCGTACAGCCCGATAAAGGTTCGACGCACGTTACCGGATATATTATCGATGGTTTCTTTTTCTACGGTACTCAGGTCAAGAGTCGCCAGTTGAGAACGAACTATATTCGCTGCCATTTCCTGGAATGGTACTGGTAAATCTTTAAATTCCATCGTCAACCTCACCGCATACCAGAGATTCGTTGTTGCCAAGATTGAGCGTATCCATGTTGACCTCATTTACCCTTAACGCCGGGCCGCGGAACTAAAAACCTGCTGCGCTGTTATACAAAGTGTTCCCGCCGTCATGTTCATACGCCTCGGGCTGGCTACTTAACCCCTGACCACTGCCTGGTAACTCTAGGTATTGCCCTGCATTCTGTGAAGCGGGGTGGGTTGCAATGAATATAAGAATATTTAGTTTTGTCGTCAAGTTAAATATAAATATTTTTAAAATAAAAGGCCGGCAAAGCCGACCTCTGATTACAGGGCAAAGCGGGAGCTAGAGGCTGAACTGAACACCTTTTGCTACAGCAACGATGTTACATTCCGGTGTAAGTAAGGATGATTGATAGCGTGGGTTAAGGGGGGCTAAGTACACGAGCTTTCCATCAATAACTAATTTTTTTATAGTCATGGATGGTTCGTTTGTGAGTGGATCTGGGACTATTACAGCGACGATGCTACCATTTTTATATTTTTCGCCAGGCCTCATGATCACTGTGGCTCCAACTGGAATGCTTGGGGACCCTGATGGATTGTGCATAGTATCATCAGGCATTGAAACGGCAAAATCTCCCTCCTTGACATCAAAGAATGTGGTGATCCTGTCGACATTTCCCATAGTTTTCTCTCCTTTTAATATTAGGAAAGAAATCGCTTCTCCCCAAGAAAGGTATGGGATTTGGGTACCTGGATTTTTCTGCACAAGGGATGATTCAGGTGATGATACTCCATACAGGAGATAGGACTCAGTAGTGCCTAGTGCTAGGGCTAATTTACTAAGAGCTTTGCTACCTGGTTCGTTTAGATCTTTCTCCCAGTATCCTATTGTTACCCCAGTTACGCCAGAAAGCTTGCCAAGTTCAACTTGGGTCAGCCCTTTGTCTTTTCTGAGTTTCTTAAGCCTAATGCCAAGGCTTTCCATTATTTTCTCCCGCGAATTGAATATAAATTATTTTAGATTGTATTGACCTAAAAAAAATTACCCTTTAATCTAAAAATACTTAGTTTTAAGGGGGCGAAATGCGAGTTGATGAACTTGTCCAGTTTTTTGGTTCTGTCCAAAGAGTCGCTGATTTTTATGGGGTAACCCGAGAAGCTATATACATGTGGCGTAAGCGTCCCGGCGAAATAGTTCCCAAGGGGAGGGCTGCTGAAGCAGTTGCATACTCCAAGGGAAAACTATCGTTGAACCCAGAACTTTACAAAAAGAAGGATAACACCTCGAACGAAAGGAAAAATGATTCATGAAAATCAAACATGAACACATCCGCATGGCGATGAATGCCTGGGCATATCCGGACGGTGAGAAAGTTCCCGCAGCTGAAATAGCCCGGACTTATTTCGAACTGGGGATGACGTTCCCGGAACTGTACGACGACAGCCATCCGGAAGCCCTGGCCCGTAATACCCAGAAAATTTTCCGCTGGGTGGAGAAGGATACGCCTGATGCTGTTGAAAAAATTCAGGCGCTGTTACCGGCGATCGAAAAGGCGATGCCGCCTTTGCTGGTGGCCCGT